CCATCGTAATCTTTATTTTCTAACATTTCAACAGATTCTAATATAGCATTTTTTAACGTTTGATTCTTACAGAAATCTAATGTTTCTGATTGTACAAATTCTAGGTCTGTTGCTTCAATATTCTTCCAAACATCTCGTAACTTTTCTACAACACCAGATTTTAATACATCGTTATCTATTTCATCTACCTTATACTTCACGACTTCCAATGTAGGTTGTTTCTTATATTCATAAAAGTAATCTCTGACAGCCTTAACTAACCACTTGTTTGAATCTGAATCAAACATATCTGGTTCTAATATATCACTAATAGTTTGAATAAATTTTACATCACTCATTAAAGATGCAATGATTTTTGATTGAAATGATGTTCCAAATTGTGTTAGTGTTTCACTCATTTACTCTCCTTTCTAAAAACAAAAACTGGTTCATATTTATAACCCTTTCCCATAATACTTGATAATGTTAATTGTAATGTTTCCTCTTGAACAAATCCCAACTCTTTAGATATACGAATTGTTTCAGTTTCTATGAAATCATATTTAGGAGTATTTGCAATATTAATCAACATATATCTATTATCTTTTAATCCATTATAACAATTTTGAATGGTCTTCTTCAGAAATCCATTTACCCATTCATTTTTAGTAGGGAACTTAACAAAACTTTGTGTACTTTCCAAGCTATATTTTTCAGTATCAAAGTAAGGTGGTGAAGTGAAACACAAGTCGAGTGACTCTTCTTTAGGTTTGTATTCTTCACTCCCGAGTTTATAAATATCAATCTGTTTTCCAAAATACGAAAAATCTTTCACCATCCTTTGAAGTCCATCATAAGTTTTGGATGATGGTTCTGTTCCTATATAGTGTTTAGTATTTGAAGCAGTTAGAAATCCCAATAGTCTACCACCCCATCCACAACTCATATCCCAAACAACATCACCACCATATTTTTGATAAATAAGTTTAGCTGCTGTTGGTCTAAAATTACTCACAGATTGTGTACCAGTATATATTTTTATCGATTGTCTTAGTCTGTTTTCATGAAACTTATTTTTTTCCATACCCTCTTCACCTTTAAAATGTTTCATGTTCCAATTCCAACATTTTTTAATAGTCGATTTGAATTTATCATCATCATGAAAAATTTCCATAGGGGACATTTTAGCACCACCACAACGAACTTCCCAAAAGTGTGGGAAGTATGTCCAAGCCAATCTTAAACAGTGCATAGTCTGAACTATTTTATTTCCATCCAATATCGTATCAACATCAAACTTTTTTAGTTTTTTCATGTGTGTGTATTTTTCATCATCACGAATCATATAGTGGGGAAATCCATGTCGTCTGTAGTATTTAAATATTACGTCTACACCATAATCTATATCTACATTTCGAATATCATTTGTAACTCTATGAAACTCAAGGTCTAGTGAGGGAACATCTAAATACTTACTTAATACATTATAATCTACACTCATTTATTGTGTGTTTTCTCGGCATAACTATTTAACTGATTAAAGTTATTAAGTAACCAACTCGTTACATTTGGTAAAGCTGTAAATAGTTTATCTTCTAAAAACATCTTCTCAAACTTAAACTTAGTCAATCTGTTGATTGGTGAATTTACTGCATCAATTATCTTTGTCTTTGTTGAACCAGATATATCAACATCTGATAATTGCATTAGTTTATAGTTTAGTTCTATTGTGTCTTTATGTTCTGGTAACTCATTTACAACTTCATCCATCTCAACAATACGATTTTCACTAAGAAATGGTAACTTCTTTTGAATTGTCTTTAGTCCAAGACCACGAACACCACTAATGTTATCTGACTTATCACCATCCAATACCCTATACCAAATAAGATTATGAGATGAAATACCATACTCATCTAAAACTTTATCTTCATCATACATCTTCTTTTTAGTTGGACTCCAAATTTTTATTCTTCCGTTTGCTAATTGTAAGAAGTCTTTATCGGTAGACATAATTGTGATTTGGGAATCAGTAAGAACTTGTCTACAGATATATCCTATGGTATCATCTGCTTCGATGTTATCATATGATAATACAGTTACTGGTAATGTATCTAGATACTCAACCACTCTTTGTATTTGCATAATCATGTTCATCTTTTCATCATCTTGTGATGCAAAACTATTAGAACGATTTACTCGATACTTTGTTTTTCTATTTTGTTTATACTGTGGATATAATTTGCGACGGCGATTAGAACCACCCTTCCCATCAAAAGCAATGATGACACGAGTGGGCCTAATCATATTTATTACATAACCAATACTTCTTAAGAAACCAACTATTCCACCAATGTGAATACCATCCTCATTAGTAGTTGGTATAACACTAAACACTCGGATAAACGTGTTTAGGCCATCTATAATTAGTACTTTGTCATTTGGTTCTCCACCGTCAATAGAACCACCTTTTTTCTTTATCTCATCGAGTATAGACAAATATTTAGCATTACTCACTTACTTCCTCTTCCACCACTACATCATCAATTCCAAAATTCTTTTCATATTTTAGAATGACTTTATCACAAATAAGTTCGTAGCAATGTGATTTGAAGTCTTCGTCTTTAAAGTACTCAGCCCAATCCTTAGATTGAAACTTAATCTCTTTTCCATTGTGGTCATCCATAGTGTACCAAGCACCACCTTGTTTTACAAGTTTGTGTTCTTTTAATACTTTTAACCAACTACCTTCGTTATCAATACCACTTTCAAAATAAAGTTCGAAATCAGCGTGTCTCATGGGTGGGCCAAGTCTGTTCTTAATGACTTGAGCTCTCATCTTCATTCCGATGGTATTGTTTTTCTTGTCTTTGATTTGACCAACGTTCTTTAATCTGATACGAGTTGATGCGTGGAATGGTAAAGCTTTACCACCACTTGTAGTCCAAGGATCTCCAAACATCACACCAAGTTTTTGTCTAAGTTGATTTGTAAATACGAGAGCTATCTTCTGTCTTCCAATCATCTGAGTTATTTTTCTCATTGCCTTTGAAAGAATAATAGCTTTAGAAGTAGCCCAACCATCTTTGTCGAACTCTGCTTCTAATTCTACTTTGGTTGAAGCTGCAGCCAATGAATCTACTAAGATAGTAACTAATCTATTCTTATCAGATTCACGAACTTTTGCAACAATCTCTTCTATAGCAGAAAAAATATCTTCTACTGTTTCTAGATGTAAGTACAACATACTTTCAACATCTAAACCAATAGCTTCTAAGAACTCTTTACTAACAGCAGTCTCTGTATCTATGTAAACAGCAACACCACCTTTTTTCTGTGTCTCAGCAAGTATGTGAGCACCAATTAAAGATTTACCACTTGATTCAAGACCATTTAATTCTGTGATTCTGCCAACTGCAATACCACCATCTGGTCGATTAGATATTGCTAAGTCTAACATTGTAGAACCTGTAGAAATAAAGTCTTTTACATCTGTAGGTGTTGTGTCTGAACCATCCAAGAAATATGCAACTTTCATATCCTTGAACTGTTTATTAATGGTGTCAGCTAAGACACCAGCTAATTCGTCTCTAGTGGACATATAATTCTCCTATATAAAGGTGGGTGTGTCCGGCTTTTACACACACTCGGTTTTATTAGTGTTGGCTTCAACACCCACTATTATGTTTTTTATTTAGTTATTGAATAAATCGTCAAACGCATCTGAAGTTTCTTTAGAATTGTAAGAAGCAGGTTCTACTTTTGGAGTAGATTCTTCTTCTTTTGTTTCTTCAGATGAACCACCATTTAGATACTCATTTAATGCATTAGTTAACTCTTCATAAGAAAGTTCTTGATAGATATCAGTAATATTCTTTTGATTTTCAGTTAATGTTTCCATCATTGAAGCGTCTTCGGTGATAGGAGTCTGATTAGGTTTGACTCTGATTGAAGTCGATGGATACTGTGCACCAGTTTCCTCGGCTGTTTTGAACTCTACAGCAACATCACGTCCACTCACTGCATCTGTGATATCACCATAATCTGGATCTGCGATTATGGAAAGTAGTTCTTGATAAACTGTTTTTCCAAATCCCCAAAACTTAACACCTTGTGATTCTTCACCACGAACAACAACAGGAGCATATGTTCTCATCTTTGCTTCAACTTTTTTACCTAAACGATAATCATCTTTTGAACCAGTTCCTTTTAATTTCTGAGCAAACTCTTCAATTGGATCTGGTCTACCAAATGATATTGGTGACAGATAATTTTTTCCACCCAAGTCGTAATGAAAATACAACTCGATGAACGGATTATCTTTGTTGAACTTATAAGGTACAATACGAACAATTTGATTACCAGGTGATGGTTTCCAAAGGTTCGATGTTCTGTTATTTGTGGTTTGTAATTGATTAAGGCGATTTTTGATTGCATTTAAATCCATTTTATATTCTCCATTTGTTTAATTAGTTAGTTGTTATTTGTTAGTCACTTTCGTAACCATTGTTTATATAAGTATAAACAAGCTTTTGGAAATACAATTATTTTTTCTCGTTTTCCCAAGTATTTACGTTTACTATTGTATAGATTCTAGTAGGTATTTTATTAAGGCCTTCTTCGTTTGTTAATAGTAAACAGTTCTTATAATTTTCCCATTCGATAGGAAATCTTTTATCCAACTTACCACCGTTGAGTTCACGAATTAAATCGTTCAACGCATTGATAGTATATAATGTGTTGGTATTCTTTTTTCTGTGTAGTGAAATTGTATCTGGTACTTCTTGTATAGCATCTTCATCATACTCAACGTTATAAGTACAGATTAATTGATGATAATCATTTTCATTTTGAAATGCATACACCTTATCGAATACTATATCGTTACAAGCTAATATTATATCTATGGTTTCATAGAATCTGTTTCTTTTAGTGAATGTGCAGAGTAGTTGAGTTCTCATTTACCAACTCCAAACTTTCTTCTTTCTTTATCACTTATTTCTGGTTCCGGTGGATACTCTTCTTTGTTAGCGTCATATAGTTCTTTTCCAAAATCTGTTGCAATAGCAAACTCCAAACCAACACTTGACGCGTAACCCAACCCTTTTTGTCTACACTTTACTTCAGCTATTCTGACATTTTTAGCTGGTTGTTTAGATTCATAGACTAAATAATTATTACCTTCATCATCTTCTTTCATAGTTAATCCTGCTTTAAAACTTTTATAATCATCTATACCAAATATTCTTTTTAATGTTTTAGGATCTGCTGATAGTCCACCTATAGCCATTTTTTCTTCACCTTCTAATAAAGATTTCATAGGTAACTTTTCTGCTAATGCATTTAAACAACCTTCTTTAGCTTGTTCATCTTCTACTAAAAATCCAATAGTATCATTCTGATATCTTTTTATTGAACCTTTAGGAAACTTACCATCCTCACCTTTTTCATAACCCAAATGGTTATTTAAAAATTTACTTGATTCTGTTTCACCATCATTACCGTTTGCAATCTCATTTGCTCTTTGAACTGCAGCATGCATAATCATAAACTTTTTGAATCTAGTTGAGTCACCTGTACCCATTACTTTTTTAAATCTAGCTTTATCTATTGGTGGTGGAACTTCCATAGATGATAATTTATCTATTATTTTTTGTGCTTTTGGTTCTATTTTATATCCTTTTTTAGCGTCACCTTTAATCACACCTAATGCATTAAGTGTGTTTTTTAAATTTTTATTTTTGATTACATTTTCGTTAAGTAAATCATCTGAAGTATATTTTAATGTTTTTGTTTTAGAACCATACTCAATAGGTCTTTCCATTTCACCTTTTTTATATTCTCGGATATCTGCTTCTGGTGGTACATTATCAGACCAATCATTTATATCAGTAACAACTCCGTTGTATATATTAGCTGTTGAGTCTTTTTTGAGTGATATTTCATCTAATACAGGTTTACCATTTACTTCTAACTTAACATACATATCAGATGAAAATCCTTTGTTTGCATTATAATCATCATTACCCAATGCTTCAAATTCATTTGGTACATCCCACGCACTATTACTGATACTCCAATTACCTTTACCGAATTGTGAATCATATCTTTTCTTAGTAACAGTTCTTACGTGTTTTACTGATTCTAGCCAATCTTTTGTTACAACTGGTTTAGAACCTTTTGGATACTTGTCAACTTGTGTATTCAATGTTTTCATAAAACCATCAAATTCTTCATCATTCATTCCAACACTTGCCATCGTAAGTATTTCACCTGCCTGTGATTGTATTTTACCAGCACCTACTCCTGTCATATAATCTGTAATACTTTGTTTACCAAGTTTCGAGTTCATTAATCGAGTAATTACTTTTTGGTATTTTTTTGGTATCTTACCACTTGCAAAATATTCATCTAATGTAGATTCTTGTAATTCATCTTCTTCATTTTTAAAATTTGATTCTATACCTTTTTCTGAAAAATCTTCATCTGAAATACCAGTATCGGAATTGGAATATACTTCTGATTCAGAAGTTTTTACATCTTTTAGAGATTTATCTTTTTGACCAGGTACACCAGGTTCTACTTTCGTATCATCTTTTTCTTTACCAACATCAGCCTTAAAATCATCACTTGCCTCTGCATCAGGATTATCATCCATCCATTGTTTAGCATATTGGTATTGTACCTTATCAGCTCTACCTTTAGGATTTGGATTTGAAACCATATCGGTTGGAGCTATCTCATTTAAACTTTGAATAAACTGATTGATGATTTCATTTGGCCATCCACGTTCTTCTAGAATTTTATTAAGGTGATATAGATGGCTATCATTATTTAGTTTAATAACACCAACCCTATAACTCCATTCCTTTAATATTTTGTTCCAATTTGGAATCATACAAACTTCTCCGTAATGTCTTTCATCTCATGATAGTTTAGTCCCCAACTAACTTTAACTGGATACTTACCCCTTTGTTCTAATATTTCTTTAACTTTCATAATGTAATCTAACCCATCTTCCATATTAAAGTCAAGTAAAAAACTATCATAACTATATAGTATTAATTTACTTTTATAGTCTTTTATTTTAGGAATTAATTCTGATAGAACTTTCATATTATTTTCAGTTTCCATTAACTGAATCGTGTAATTAAACACCTTATTAGCATTCATATCTGTTAAATTTTTCCTATATATTCTCTTACTATAAATATCTGAAAGTATAAAATCATTTGAATTATATTCTTCCCATAATTCTTTTATATATTCTTCTACTTTACAGAAAAAAGGATTGATTTGTGATACTTCATGTGGTATGTATCCATATAAATACTGAAAGGATAACTTTTTACTCTCCTCATAATCAACACCATAGAACTTTGCCATGTGTTCATGTACAGAACCTTTTGGAAAATCATAACCAATCCTATCACCAATCAATCTAAGATGATAAGCATCGTAGTCCATCTCTACCAGAACACCACTTTTGAATCTACTGACGTATGGTTTTCTACTACCATCTTTCTTGTTGAGAGCAGCAAAGTTAGTTCCACCAAATCTGTTCGATGGTCTACCAGTAGATGTGAATATATTGTATTCTGAAAAAACCATACCCTCTGTAGTCTGAATACCATTGTTTTCCATGTAGGAGAGATTATTTAATATCTCGTCATTATAGGATTTATTTACATCTTCTTTATTTCTACCAACAACATCCAACAATAAACTTGTTATCTTTCTACAAACTTCTAGATGTTTTAAGATTGGAATCACTCTATTGATGTTTTTCTTTCGATAATGTTTCATGTTAAAAAATCCATGAGCCGATGTATCTAGATTATCAACTTGTAATGGTTTATTTGTTTCAATGTAATGTAATAAATTTACATCAACAACATTATTGATGTCAATTAAATGTTGTAATCTTTTTTTATCAATAGTATATTTTTTTGTTTTTGATTTTAGATTTGGTTCTTTATCTAGATTTAATGATTCACTATGATTGTAGGATAGGATGTACTCTTCCCCATCAATTACATGAACATAAAGTAAACATATCTCATCATCAGCAGAATGCTTATGTTCATCAGATTGTATAGGTAAAACAATACTATCTTGTTTTTTATATATTTTAAGAAACGAACTAAGTTGTTCGTTGTTTTCTACTATAACCATTTACAATACATATCGATGTATTTCTCTAAATTACATTTTTTCTTCTATTTAGTTTTGTCTGTATATCATCAACAGAACCTTTCGGTGGATTCCAATATTGTAACGGAAATAATATTTTTCTAAATTGTTCATTACCCCTAGTCCTACTAATGGAATCTATAGTTACTTGATTACCTCTAATGACTTCTGATTTTTTACCACTAATTCTCCAATCTAAAACAATATATCTAAATAAACTGTTTATCTCATTATCTTCCTCTTTAATCTCAAATATTTCACCATTAAGATTATTAGCTTTTTGTGTAAAGTATCGTTTAAAAGTTCCAATCCTATAATCACTCTCCGATGGTAGTGGTGTATGTTTAGATGGATAATCT